GTCGGGGTTTTCGTCCTTCTTGAAGAGGTGCTGACGCAGCTCGGAATGGAAGTGGATCAGCACGCTGCTCGGGCACGTGGCCTCGATCTTGAGGTCGAAGGCGGGCTTCGGGTCTTCGCCGTGCAGCTCCGCGCGCGGGTTGACGTTGGCGAGTTTGACGATCTGTTTCAGTTCGAACATGGGTTACATCTCCTGGTCCTATTGGTGGTTGGTGGGGTGCTGCTTTTGATAGTTCAGGTATGCGCGCCGGATCCGCTCATCCCAGCGCGCCTGCGCGGCCGCGTCTCGGTCCAGCTCGGCGCGCGAGCCGATCTCGCAGACTTCCTTCACGCGGCGCGCGGCGGCGGTCTCGCTGTCGACGCCGAGGAATCGCTGGAAGTCCTGCTGCTTGCAGTGCAGGACCGTCCACAGGCACGGGCGCTGGCCGGTCATGGCTGCGCATCCATCTGGAACTGGCGGACGATCTCCGCGTAGTTCGTCGGTACGTGAGCGTCGTCCAGCTTCACGACCACAACGCAGTCTTCGCCGAGGCCCCAGCGGATCGCCAGGAAGCAACCGGGCTCGATCGCGCCGTCGGTATAGGTGCTGTGCTTCGGCTCGCGGGCGAAGTGAGCGGCGGCCTTGCGCGCGAAGGCCAGTTCGTCTTCGATCTGGCTAATGTAGACCATGCGCATCACGCCGCCTTCGGCTGGGCCACGGCGCTGATGTGACGCTGCAGCGCGGCGCAGATCCGCAGGAAGTCCGACTCCCTGTAAAGCTTGGCCGACTTGTCGGTCATCGCGTGCGCGAAGCCCAGACGGGCGAGGCCGTCGGCCGTCAGCGCGATCGGCGCCAGGCGCTCGTTGATCTGGCCCAGGCGCAGCATTGCATCGTCGTCCAGCACCGGCACGCGCGCGGCGTCGATCGGCGTCACCTGGGCGGCCGGCACCGGCTCAGAAATAATTTCCGGAATATTCTGCTGCTCGGCTTGTGCTGGGATCGCTGCTTCCTCGCGGGCGCGGGCTTCCGCCGCGGCGCGCTGGCGTGCTGCTTCCTCCTGCTGCCGGGCGCGCTCGGCCTTCTCGGCCTCGGCGGCTTGGTGCTGCTGGATCCGTGTGCGCACCACCAGCTGGAAGTCGTCATCGCCCTTCTGGATGACGTTCTGCAGGTCGGCAAACAGGAACTCGAAGCCCTTGGCGTGCTCGCGGTACCAGGTCAGGCGGCCGCGCACGGCCTGCGCAATGGCGTCGACGGCGATCTTGCCGGCCGCCAGCTCGGTGTCGACGGCATCCTGCAGAGTGGCCAGGGTGCGCTTGTTCTTCATGGCGCCGGCGAAGTCGCGGGCCTGGAACACCAGACGCAGCGGCGCGATCTCGGCTTCCAGCACGGCCACGTGCTCCTGAAAGGCCAGCTTGACCTGGTTCAGGATGCTGGCTTTGATCAGCTCTTTCTTGTCCTTCACCGTGCGGGCCAGCGTCAGGCGCTTGGCGCGCAGCTGCTCGCTGATGTGGTCGATGGTGCGCATCAGCTCGGCGATGTCGGCGGTCTGCTCGAGCGCGGCGCGCTTCGCCTGCTCGAGGTCGCCCTCGGCCTTCTCGCAGAACTTGACGGTGGCCTCGGCGTTCGCGAAATCCTCGTCGGTGACCAGGTCGGTTTTGATGCTTGTGATGAAACGCTCGGCCCGGGCCTGGAAGGCCGGCAGGTTGCTGGTGGCCACCTCGCCGCGGATCTGGATGACCAGCGCCGGCAGCGACATGATCGGGTCGGCTTCGGGCTTCGCCGCGTACTCGGTGGGCACGTACGTGGCCAGATCCTTCTGGAACTGGGCCCAGCCGGCGATGATTTCGCCCCGCAGCTCATTGTCCGGGGCGTACCAGAAGTGCCGCTCTTCGACCAGGTTGTCGTTGTTGTCCCACTTCGTCGCCAGGAACAGGCAGCTTTCGGCGCCAGAGACCATAAGCTGCTGCTCCATCTGGACGCGGTAGTGCAAGCCGAGCTGCTCGGCGACTTCGCAGGCGCGGATCTCGTCGTTCAGGGTCTTGTGCTCCCACACGACGTCGCCGGCCATGGTGATACCGTCGAAAGAAGCCGAGAACTGGCCCAGCGAACCGGTCACCGGGTACAGGTCTTCGCCGACCAGAATCTCGGCTCGCGGCCGCGCCAGCGCCTCGAAGCGGTGGCCGTCATCGAAGCGCGCCTGTGTACCGGCGTCGACTTCGGGCGCGAAACCCGTGTGCCGCTCCTGCAGCAGGTCGTTGCGGCTCTTGTAGGGCGAGCATCCCATCATGGCCGGCGCATCGCTGGCGTTGAAGTAGGCCGCGCGGTATGCGTGCCATTCCGGGGTACCTTGCTTGAGGGTGTGCACTTGCATGATGCTCTCCTTATTCGGCTTCGTGCGACCAGCTGTCGATCGTGAGCTTCTGCTCTTCGGTCAGCACGACGCGGGTTTCGATGAACGAGGTCAGTTCCGCTACGGTTTTTTCCTTGTCCAGGATCTGCTTGCGCCAGGTCGGCTCGTTCTTCTTGAACTTTTCATCGCTGCACACCGGCAGGCCTGCGCCACCCGGGGTGCTGCTGCTCGAGCTGGCGGTGGTGGCGCCGTGAACTTCCCCTGTGTCCTGGTCGACGCCGCCCTGGCTGTCGTCTCGGTCGTCGATCACCACCATGTCGCTGTCGATCGTGAACGGCTTGTTGGCGTCGACTGCGGTGGCCACGTCGACGGCGCGCTGGACCTCGATCGACTTCGGCATGTACTTGAGCACCTGGAGCAACACCACCTTGCGGGCGTACATCTCCATGTTCTGGCCGTTCTTCTCCAGCGCGTAGTGGCGGCCGCCGACCTTGTTGAACTTGTTCAGGTGCTTCACGACGCGGTCCATCGTCCACACCTCGATCACGGGGTATTCGCTGCCGTTCACGCGGCCGACGGCGTATACGTGCGAGATGTCCTTCCAGCTGTCGCCGCCGGCGCCCGGGCGGTGCTTGATAAACGGGCGATCGCCCAGTGCCCAGTCGAACTCGTCGCCGTTGTACACGGCGCCGGTCCAGACCGTGGCGCGGCCGGCGCGCGAGACCAGGTCGACCAGGCCCTGCCAGCCAGGCACGAACGTAGCCTTGCCGCCGTATGGGACCAGATAGCCCTGGCCACCGACGCCAATCTCGAGGCCCAGCTGCGCGGCCACGACGACGGAGCCGAAAATGCTGTGCAGGTCGCATTTCTGCAGGGCGGGATTCTGGCTGAACGCGGTCATGGTCAGACGGACCATGCGATCCGGGCTGATGTGCTTCGGGAGTGCGTTGGCGATCTGGCCCTTGTACTTGTCCAGGAACGTGCTGAGGCTCTTGGCCGGGCTGGCGACTACTTGATTCATGGGGTGGATCCTTTCTGGTTAGAAGCCGAGCAGGTAGCTGCTGACGGCGCGGGCGACGGCCTGGCGCGGTTGGAAGCCGGCGCGCAGGTACAGGCGGTACTGGTTGAAGATGTGGCGGATCATTGCTTTGCTCCTGGGTGGGCGTCTTTCATGTGGTTGGAAAGGCCGATCTCCTTCACGCGGCGGTTGCAGATCGGGCAGTTGGTTTTCTTCTGGCGCGCCTGGTGCAGCTGGTGCGCTACTTGACGTGCCGCCTTGCGCGCGGTGCTGTCGATCTTCTGGCGATCGCGGGCGCATTCCGGGCAATCGCACGGGTGGCCGGGCGGGACGTCGTTCAGGAACACGCCACAGCCCTGGCACATCGTCCCGTCGAGGATCATGTCTGCGTACTCGCCCATGCTCACCAGCTCCGAATCTGATTGCGGCGCGCGATCAGCACGACGGCGTGCACGCGCATGTCCTTTTCCATGCCGACCAGGTCGCCGCGCAGCTGCGCGTAGTGTTCGGCGTGCGCTTCGGCCTCGGCTACCTGCAGGTCGGCCAGCCACAGGGCGAAGGGCTTGACGATCTTGCGCACCAGACGGCGCGCGATGCGGGCGGCGGCGTTCATGCGGCACCTGCTGCGATGAGAGCGTCGCTCGCGATCTCCCAGAGCTGGCTCCAGAACGGGTAGTTCGCGTTGTCGGCCTGATGGGTCATGCGCCCATCCAGGTGGCTCTCGATCTGGCGGAGCGCTTCCAGCAGTGTGGGCGCCGCCGCAATCAGTGGGATGTTCTCCGGCGCGACGGATTCGGCGATCAGGTTGCCGCCGTAGTAGTCGACGGCATCGGAGCCGCCCAGCGCGCCGACCGCCAACTGGTCGGAGACAACCGAACCCCTTCCGCCTTTTCCGCTTCCGGCGCGCCATGGTCCCGGCGTGTGTTTCAGTTCCATCCTGCTGCTCCTCGTTCTGGCCGGCGCCGCCGGCGGTTGGTTTATTGGTGTTGGCCGGCCGCTGCGGCCTTGCCGTGCTGGTGAAGCAGCCACGCATCGACGGGGTCGCAGTCCGGCGTGTGCCGGCGTGCCCACGTTTTGACAGCGATGCGCTCGAGTGCGATGTCGCAGTAGGGGCAGTCGAGATCCCCGTGCAAGTCCCGCGACAGGCTGCCGGTGTCGTTGCATCGATCGCAGCTCACAGCAGCACCCCGATTTCACGATTCCACGCCATGCGTTCAATTCGGGCGTGCTGGGCCGACTCGGCGCGGCGCTGCTCTTCGCGCTGCAACTCCTGCTCCGCGCGCTGGGCGGCTTCGTGGCCGATCAGGTCGGCCAGCACGTCAGCGAACGCGTTCTCGCCGGCGGCGGTCCTGCGCAGCAGTTCGGCGCGCGCCTGGTCGTCCTGCATGTAGTCGCCCAGCGCTTCATCGATCTGCGTCGTCGTCTTCGGCAAGCCAGCGGCCAGCGCCTGCTTAATCGTGTCGGCGCATTCGCGGGTCAGGTCGATCAGGCGCTCGGCGCGCCCCTTGGCGGTGTAGGGGAAGCGGTCCATGGCGCGCACCTGATCAGAAGTTCCAGGGCTTGGCGCCGGCGGTCTTAGCCGCGGTCTTCGCGTCAGCCTTGCTGTCGTACAGCTGCTCGGACACGATGCCCTCGGCGATCGACGGGCCGGTGCTGATGATCAGGCGGACTTTCTTGCCTGCTGCGCGGTAGATGTGTGCGTACATTCGGAGTCTCCATCTGCCCTGCTGGGCTCGGTTGCGATGGAGTTACTTTAGTTCTTACTAAACCTACTGTCAAGCATTTACTAAACTAATGTGCGAAAATTGTCCGGCCGACTACTTCGGGCGCGCCGGCCCGGCGTCAGGGCGAAAAAAAGCCGCGTCGTGCGCGGCATGGAGGATGGGATGAAAGAGGAAAGCTACTTCCGCAACAATCTAATCGTGCGGCTGAAGGACGACGACGGCGCCCTGGTAGGCGCCGATCTTGTAGACGGCAAGCTAGATATTGTTTTTGTGCGAATCGATGGGTACGCGATATTGCCAGTTGAGGATTACGAAGCTTTATTATCAACAAAATCTTTAAACACACCGCCGCCCGAGCCATCTACCAAAACGTAAGACATATTCTCACGGTTAGAGTTGAGAACTTGACGGCATTTTGTGCACCACAGCTTATTACCACCGATAATGGATTCTTCAAGGCTTTCCAGATATCGGAAGTGAATAGGCGAGTTTTGTACCGTACCGCAATGGCCGCATTTCAGCTTTAAATCTCTGATCTCTGTCATATAGACTCCCATAGTTAACCTATTTACATTCCCCGCCGCGAGCGGGGATTATTTTCCTAAATTTTTTGTCATTCCTGTTAGACAAGAAGCTAACTGCTCCATTGAATCGGGCTTGATAGGTAAAGAAAAACTTAGAGTCGACGTATCGTTTTGATCAGATGTCAAATTGAAATGCATAATTTTTCCGTTAACCATATTGGCGAGAATGTCCAACGTTTTTTCACCGTTCAATATGCCAGCGGCGTATCTCCCATCATCTGAGGTGGTAACTGGGTTTGCGATTAGCGAAGTCCCCTCCGACGCTTGAGCTATCCAAAAATGTTTCGGCATCGGGAAAATTGGTATCGGCCCATTGGTGGAGACTTTGAATCTTTGCCCGCTCATCACTGCATAAGCGTATTTCCTTTGGGCGAATAATCGAATATCGTACAGCCTCCCATCAGCGTCACTTCCATAACCAGCGATGACTCGCACTCCGCATTCACTAAAACCTAGATCATCACGATTGACGATTAACTGATAGTCAACCGTAGCACTAGGAAGAACACTTCCGGCATTAGCACTGATAGCCATTACAAGACTTGCTATGCCTATAAAATAGGCGATGATCTTCTTCATTTCTTCCCCAGTCAGCATCTAGGCGTGCCGTGGCACCATGTTCTAATTGTTAAAATGATCCGCTCGTCACGTGACCATCTCGCGCTAGCAAAAAATACTGTATGGGTGTACAGTAGTTCCGTAGAAATACTGAACATTAGGAGCCCGCCCATGACGCCGCGCGACAGGTGGAACAGGATGTTTGATGCGATTGACGACGAGGGGAGAGGCGTCGTGTTGGACATGCTTGCCGGAGAATATGAGCGCGTGCAGGCTTCACGACGCGCTCGGCTTCGCCTTGTCGACTGCTCCCATACGGTCGCGAATATTCCTCACCAGCCGGTCAATCCGGTCTCGATCAGCGGGGCCGGCTGACCGATACGTCTCAAGCAGCTCTACCGCGCGCGCCAGCAACTCGTCAGCGCCCGCCCCATCGTTCGCGGCGCCTTGGCTTTCCTTGACCTTCGGCTGAGGCTTGTCGCCCTCGAGGTCGCGGTCCAGGTAGCCCGCACCCATCCTGTACTGCTCTTCCAGGCGCCTCGCGACTCGTTCCCCGAACGACCCATCCGCTTTCAGCTGAGAAAACAAACTTCGCTCCTTCGCGGGCGTGCCGTGCTCGGCAATCCAACGGCGCAGGTTTTCCCGCCGAGTTTCAATGATGTCCATTCGCAAGAGTTTAGAGAAATCTAAATTAGTAATCACTTGACTTACGGTTTAGCAGTTACTAAACTGGCGCGCATGGACCTCAAAACTTACATCTCATCCGAGCGCGGCCGCGCCACAGCTCTCGCCGCTGAGCTGGGCGTGTCGCTTTCCTACCTCTCACAACTGGCCGCCGGTACCGCGCCGTTGTCGCCGAAGCGCTGCGTGAAGATCGAGAGCGCCACCGGTGGCGAGGTCACGCGACAAGAACTGCTTCCCAACGATTGGCGGGACACGTGGCCCGAGCTGGCCGCTCTACACCCTCCCGCGCCCCCTCAACCCGAATCCCAGCCGCAGTAACCCCTGCGGTTTTTGCGCCCTAAAAATTGCACAAGGGAAGTTGCCCTTGAGCGATTGCACCGAATCACCCCCGATGAACCACCCCCGAAGACTCACCACCTGGAGAACCACCATGAAAGACAACCGCAACCGACTCGCCAAGACCTACCTCACCGACCGCCAGTACGACGACCTGGAAGCCGACGCGAAAGCAGCCGGCGACTCGATCAGCGACGTGCTGCGCAGGAGCTGGCTTGCCTGTCGGAATGTTAAGGCTCCCCGCGCCCCGATTACTAGGCCCAGTCTGGTCCCATTCCAGTCGAAGTTCGCGCCCGGCCGTGGTCGCCCGCAGATGCATGCCTTCCGTTCCTGACTACCCTGATATCGAGGTTTGAATGTCGCAACCACAACAACCCAAGTTCACGCCGGAATACAGGGTCACGCTCAACGCCGTGATCCTTCGTGTTGTCGAGCGTGAGGCCCAAGAGACCCCGACGCAACTGAACCGCGACGCGAAGTTCATCGCCCAGCAGCACCTGCGTACGGCCACCGATGACATGCGGGGGAAGAGCTGATGGATTCCCCGATCATCCCGATCGACATGCTCCAGGCGAAAGCCCGCGCCGCGTATGCGCGCCGGGCCGGCCGTGACGACCACGGTTTCAACTGGCATGCCGTCGACGCCATCGCAGCCTACCAGGCCGAGTGGGACCGCTGCGCAGCTGCGGAAGCGGCCGTGCTGAAGGTCAAGCCCATGCTGGCCCAGGCGGGAGTAACCCCGCCATGACAGCGCCCGTCCCCCTCACCCCCGCCGATTGCAACCTGCAGGACTTCGCGTTCATGCCGCTGGACGTCGCTCGTTTGCGCGACAGCGACATGGCCGCGTACGAATCCCCCGAGGCATGCTGGGCCGCCGTGCTCCTCTGGAGCGTCGCGTGGCACCAGGTGCCCGCCGCCTCCCTTCCGGACGACGACCGCTTCCTGGCCAAGGCTGCCGGCTATGGCCGCGTGGTCAAGGAATGGATGAACGTCCGCTCTGGCGCCCTGCATGGCTGGGTGAAGTGCGCGGACGGCCGCCTCTACCATCCGGTCGTCGCCGAGAAAGCGAACGAGTCGTGGCACAAGAAATTGCACCACGCCTGGAAGAAAGAGTGCGACCGAATCCGGAAAGCCAACAAGCAACGCGAGGCCGAGGGCAAGCCGCCGTTGCCTTTTCCACCAGAACCTATGCCAACTTCCGCAACCGTTCCGGCGGAAAAGGCTGGAATTCCAGCGGAAACGCCACCGCATTCCGATGGAATTGAAGGCGACGACGCGGGAAATCCGCCGGAAAACCCTCTTAAGGGAGAAGGAGAAGGACAGGGAGAAGGACAGGGACAGGGAGAATTTAAAACCCCACCCCCTAGACACCGCGCGTCTGCTCAACCGGAGTTGAGCGCGGAGCCGATCAATCCGACGCCTGTGGGCCACCTGAGCAAGGCCATGCGCGACC